CAGTAGTTACACCAAGAGAAATATAAACATTTCCACCGTAATTAACAATATCACCTTGGAAATACGCAGTAGCATTAACATAGTTACCTTTGTAACTATTACCAGCTGTTAATAATTCCCAATTTAAGGCAACTGTTGGAAGAATAGTAGATTGTGTTAATTTGCTACGATAAACGTTATTACCGTACACAACAATGTCGTTAACATAGTATTCCGTTACAGCACTAAAATTACCAGTAAATTTAATACCACCAACATATAATTCCCAGTAGCTGGTATTGCTTGGAGCATTGTTAGTAGTCTCTACCTTAGCGCGATAAATATTCGCACCATAAGCAACTAAATCGTTTGGCTTATATGCTGTAGCATCATTATAAATACCGTTAGGGCTAACACCCTCTACAAACTTATCCCAGTATGCGGTAACTGTTGGTAAGTTATTTGTTCCATCTTGTTTTGCAACAAAGATTGAACCACCATATTTAACAACGTCATTCTTTTGATATGAAACAGAACTAGAGTAAGTACCTTCATATTGAATACCGTCTAAAAAGCGCGACCAGTAAGTTGTATTAGGAGGAGTAATATTTACGGCATCTTTAATACAAACATAAACAACACCACCGTGTGCAATACCGTCACCTACTTTATAAGTGCCACTTGTACTAAAAGTGCCCATAAAGTTAAAGCCAGACACCATTAAAGCCCAATAAGCCGTGTCAGTTGGTAATACGCCTGCTGTTTTTAATGCGTATGTATATACATATACGTTACCACCGTACTTAACGATATCATTAGATTCGTATGTAGTGCCAGCGCTCCACTGCCCAGCAAAGTGGAAGCGTAATTTTCCTAGATCAATTAGTTGACTCATATTATATTAGCCTCATAAGTAAGTGTCCTTTTGTACCCCATTCAAATTGAATAGTATCTTTTGACCAAACCCATTGTTTGTAGTCATACTTATCAATACTACCATCTTCTGGTAATGAGACTGGAGTGTCCCCGTCTAAAACTTCAATATTTAGATTGCCTGTGTCGGGGTCTAGACGGAACCCATAAAACACTTTGTCGGCTAAATCTGTGCCTTCATAAAAACCTGCCATTATGAGACTCCTTGTAATATAGAGAAGATAACATCAAGGCTACTATCTACTTTTGACGAAACAATTAGCTTGTCGCTAGTTGCAAGTACCAGTTTGTTACCTTTCATTAATTCAAAAGGCTCACCACTCTCTATTCGTTTATCTTTGTGGATATAGGTATCTACACCACCTCTTCGCATTTTAATTGTAATTGGAACTGTTGTAGATAACAAGTTAGTTATTGAACAGCCAATTACAATTGATTTATCTACCGCACTAAAGGCCTCTACTTCAGTAGTACCTACAGCACGAGATATTGTGTTTACAAATGTTGTTGCCATAGATTACCCCAGTGCAATTGCCATAATAATGGCTTTTTCTGTTGCTATTTGTTCGGTAAGTGCAGTACTGCCTCCGCCTCCACTAGAAAGTGAAGAAATAGTGCCACCACTATTTTTATAGTATATAATACCATCCGCAGTATTTAACGCTAACTCACCCTCTTCTAAATCTGTTATAGTAGGAACTTTTCCTGCTATAGCACTTCTTCTAAGTTGTATTTTAGGCATTGCATTAATAGTCAGTACAATTCTAGTACCTCCACCTATAATTGCAATACCTGCTGCATAGCTAGTACCTGGATTAGTTACTGTTATAACACTATTACTAATACTGATTCGGCCATCGCCATTTCCGCCATTTACAACTATATTTGTTTGTCCATTATAAGCTACAAGAGAGTCATATTGTACGGCTGAAGTAATAGTTCCAGTTACTGTTGTCATAATAGCTTCCTATTAATAAGTGCCAGCATCAACAGTAGTTAAAAACACAGCACCATTACTTACTGTAAATTGTGTAGTATCAAAACTTGCTAAACCTTTGACTGTAGTACTAGCTGTTGGAATTGCTGTTTGTGTAACCGCAGTTACCAAACCTTTAGCATTTACTGTAACTGTAGGAACCGTAACGGCATCACCAAAGTTACCAATATTTGAGTTTACTGTAGCCAGTGTTAAAGCAGCACTAATATTAGCGGAACCATCTACACCAACTAATGATGCTGTTGCATCACCAGTTAAACCTAAGTTTCTTGCAGTAAACCACTTTGAAGCAGTATCTGCGTTACCTACTAAGTTGCCGTATACTGTAGCAACGTTTAGTGGTTTATTAAAATTCCAACGATCATCGATGCTTGAGTAATTTAAGGTTGCTGCAACTGCAGGACCTTTGATTGTTAAGCCACCACCATCTGCTTGAGCAGCAGTTGTAGCGTCTTTAGCTAACTCAATATTTTTGTCACCAATTGACACCGTAGTTGAATTGATTGTAGTAATTGTACCTAATACTGATAAGTTACCAGTAATTTCTGCATTACCTGCAATATTAATATTTGCAGCTGTAATGTCGTTTGAATTCAATGTGCCCGACACAGTAACGTCATTAAAAGTAACATTACTAGTAGTACCTAATGCTTGAGGTAGGCTGATAGTAACTGTGTTGTTTGTAACTGCTGTAAGAACGCCTGTTCCGCCTAAAATACTTAATGTGTCCGTTAATAAACTAACTGTATCAGTTCCGCTATTACCTGCAATAGACAGGTTAGTAGCAACCGATACAGTACCTGCAGCAGTTAATCTACCTTTTGCATCTACTGTAAAAGTAGGGATATTAGTAGCACTACCATAGCTGCCTGCAGTAACTGCAGTATTGGCTAATGTGATTGCTGTTGAGACATTTGCGGAACCGTCTACATTTGCAAAACTTGCAGTTGCATCACCTGTTAATTGTAATGTACGTGCATTTAGCCATTTAGTAGCAGTATCTGCATTACCTAATAGCGCAGCAGTAATATTTCTAGCACTAAAATCACCGTTTGAATCACGTTTGACTAAAGTTGAAATTGTGTTTGATGCGGTAGCTGCGTCAACCATATCGGTATAACGTTTACCACCAACAATAATGTGGTTAACTGCATTACCCGCAGTTTCAACACCCATACCAATGTATAGCCTGTCACCACCATTCGAACCATTATCTGTTAAACCTGAGTATGCTAATTCACCTGCGCCTAATACGGCTGGATTACCACTAGTATCACTACGTTTAATCTTTAAAAACGATGCCATATTATTATCCTTTAAAATTGACCAGCTTCAATAGTCTGTTGATCTAAAAGCCTGGTAGCTATCCATTTATTTGTTGTGGTGTTGTACACCAACATACTGCCACTCTGCAGATTCGAAACATCAATGTCACCAGCACCCGATATAGAGTTAACGGTTGGGGGTCCCATCATGCCAGTAATAATTAGTGTTGTTCCTTTTTCTTCAGTAACAACTTGATTTACTGTTTGTGCTTGTATAACTGCAGTATCATTTGATTGAACTACTACAGTATCTGTCATCTTGTTACCTCAGGTACTAAAGTTAAATTACCAACTAAAAAGCTTAGTATGTTGTTAGCACTGTCAAATAATTCGACTGAGTATACAGCAGTACTAAAATTAAATGTTTGTGTAATATTACCTAAAATAGTAATTGTAATAGTCTTGGATGTATTATTTAATACAATCTGTCCGCTAGCACTTGTAGCTTCGTAAATTACGGTAGGACTATCGACTGTTTCACGAATTTGCATTCTAGCATTATAATTTGCTAAATCAACTGGTTGGTTATATTCAATAATCCCGCCACTAGTATATGCTGTATATGCTAAACTATTAACTTGATTTATTGTCACACTGGTTGATGTAGTGCCTGTTGCTAAATGATAAGTATCCGAAGTAGGATATAATTCTTTCATACCTCCGCCAGCTACCTTAAATCTCCATCCTATAGGCAAGGTGTGGGCTGCAGTAGTGGTAATCACACAAGGAGCACTTTTAGCAATTGCTGAAATTGGGGCATATACTTTGGTCTCTGATTCCCAACGATATGTCTCTTGAAAGGTGCTACCCTGATAAATTTTATAATTAAGTTTTGCTGGTTGCATTATATGATACCGCCTTTTATTATAACTGTTATAATAACTTATTCTAAATAGGCAAAATCCCTTTAGAGCATAGTCAATTCCTTAAACGAAAAAATCTTGAAGTTTTTCTCACATTTTGATATATTATACCATAAGGGCTGCTACTTGTCAATGCAAAAAAATACCCTGCCCAATAGTTTGGACAGGGTATTAATTTTTAGGACTATGTAGTATTTATTTGATTAAGTTATACTGTACTCTACGAATGCAGTATCTGTACCAGTACTTGCACTGCCGTCTTTTGTATATCTTACTTTAACAGTATGGGTTCCTGCTGAAATTGGACCACTAATAGGTCCGCTATCATAGATACCACTTCCACGAGCATACATAACGCCATCAAAATACATTTCACCAAAATCATAAAACTCCTCGCTACCTACTTTCAATGTTGCAGTAATAGTAGCTGCTTGATTTAGGGTAAATGTTCTAGATAAAAACATATCTATATTATTTCTGCCAGTTCCTTTACAACGTAATCCGTCGTAAGCTGCGCTTGGAGAACCCCAAGTATCAATGTTACCTGCGTCATTAGTATCAAGAATAAAATTACTTAATACTGGGCCACTAGGAGCTACGTATCCGCAATAGGCAGCATTATACTCAATAACTGCGTTATAAGTACCACCACTACCATCTGCATAAGTACCGTATCTGGTATAATTGTTACAAAATTGACTTAACAATGTTCCTGCTACAGGATTTGCTGCTGTAATGGTAAAGGCACCTGTTTGCCGAGTATGCCCAGTATCTACAAAATATACATAAATAGTGTAAGTACCAGGATTAAGACCCGCTCCTGCACCATTAGTCGGACCAGTTACATTACCACTAGCATCTAAATAATAAGTTGAACTGTCATAGTTAGTATTATTAACACTAAACCTATAACTACCACTTGGCGTAGCACCAGTAATGTAAAAAGTAACTCCGTTTGGATATACTGCAGTGCTTGGGCTTACAGATACTGCTTCATTGTATACTGGCGCAGTGCTTGTATCGGTTACAGTTGTTGAGCCTGCATAGCCTATAAGATTATTATAACCAGAATCTGAATAAAAGAATACAAATACTGTTTCGTCACCTTCTGTAGTTCCATCCATTCTCATATTTCGATTAAATGTAGCAGTATTATTATAAACGGTAACAAAACCTTGGTTTGTAAATGCAGTAAAATCATTAAGATCTGTACTACCATAATTAATCCAGTAGATTTGAGTACCGTCTGCAACATTAGTAGTTGTAATTGTAAAAGTAATTAATCTATTTGTAGTTTCGTTAACTATGCTTTGATCGCGTGCAAAAGAATAAGTTGGTGGTGGTGCTGTTACTGTCCAACTTGCTTGTCGATAATTTCCGGTATCTGGAAAATACACATAAACTGTGTAACTACCTGGATTAAATCCTACTGCAGCTGCACCAGCACCACTATCAGTTGCGCCAGCAGCATCTAAAGGGTAGGTAGTATCATAATTTTGATTATTTACACTATATGAATAAGTACCATTTGGAGTACCTCCGCTAATCTGAAATCTCATGCCGCTTGGATACACAACAGAGCTAGGAGATACAGATACTATTTCATTGCGAGGAGTTTTACTAGTATCGTTAATTGTTACGACGGTTGAAGTTGCTAATATATTAGTTCTAGCTGGGTCAAGATATATCCGTATTTGAATAGTCTGTGCACCTTCTGTACTACTATCAGCAACAGTAGTTCTACCAAATGTCACAGTGCCTTCACTTAAAGACACACTGCCTTGATTTGTATTGTCATTAAAATCAGCAGCTTCAGCACTACCTATATTTGACCAATAAATTAACTGGCCATCAGGAATATTTGGAGAGTCTACAACAAAATAAGCTGTTCCAGGTTCGTTTACAGCACTAACAGTAGGGTATATCGTTGCGCTAAGATTTCGACTAGTATCAGATACAGTAATTGTAGTATCTGTAACTCTTAATATTCCATCATTACCATTACCACCAGTTCGTAACTGCATAATAATGTTTTCAGTACCTTCAGTACTCAAATCATTTCTAAGAGTTCTTTCAAACCATCCGCTATTATTAACTATTAGTACACTACCATAATTTATATTACCATATGCATCATTAAAGTCTGCACCATCTGTAGTACCTATGTTAGTCCAGTATAAGTAACTATAACTTGGCACACCTGTAGTAGCTATATTCCATCGTATTGTTGCACCCTCTGTAACAGCATTAGATTCAGTATCATTAGACATAGAATATGTAGGGTAGCTAGTATCATTAATAGTAATACTTTTACTTGCTACAGTAGCACCATCTATACTATCTCTTCTAAGTGTAAAACCTAGTGTTTCTGTACCTTCTAATGCAACGTCATTTCTGATACCGATGGTCATAGTTTTAGCTAGTGTTGTATCAAAAATAAAACTACCAGTTAATGCAGTGCCTTTAGCAACGGGATATGATCCGCCCTCACCATCAGGCTCATACAAATATATTTGATCTAAGTCACTACTATCTATACCAGTAATTCTCCAATATATATTTGTACCTGTATACTCAGCAACATTCATGTCAAACTGAATATACTGACCTTCATTTGCCGCAGTAACATACGCTGTAATTGTATGTACTATGTCTAAAGAAGTATCAGTAATATAAAATAATGCAGGCCATTCTGTTAGTATGTTATCCGTTCTAGTATTGTCTGGAGTACTAAATACTTTTATGTTGCCATACTCCATACCTTCAGTCTTTTTATCATTCTTAACAGTAAAACTAAATGTGGCTACGTTATTATTCATAACAACACCTGTAAGACCTAGTTGAGGGTCGTACCAATTAGTAGGAATAATAAAATCGTTAACTTCAAAGGTGCTGTTGCTAAAAGCTGGGTATACTCTAGTCTGATTAGGAACGTATTGACCTACAATAGTAAATGTAAAGGTATCGCCTTCATTTGCAAATATGGCTCCACCAGTTTGTGTTCCGTTTCTGAGACTGTAACTGACAGGGGCAGATGTATCATTAATTTCTGCTGCTACATATGCTAATACTGTAGTGCCTTCAAATGCACCTATAGTAAAGGTTTCTGGGCCTTCACCTACGTTATCGTTTCGTAGTGTTAAAGTACCAGTAGCAGTACCAGTAGTTCCAACTGTAGATATTGTAAAATTACCTGTTAAAGTTGGATTAGTTACGTCATTTATATCAAAAGCAATAGTATCATTTAAACGTTGTGCAGACCAAGGAATAACTGTTCCATTTGCTACATTTTTAGTAGTTAATCTAAATGTAATAGTAGAACCTTCATTAACACTTCCATTAGGTAATGTTCCAGATGTAATTTCTAAACTATATGATTTTCGTTCTTTGATGGTAACACTAATACTAGCTTTACCATTATTAAGTGCTAGTGTAAAGGTTTCGTTACCTTCAACAGTACTATCGTCTTTTAACGTAATGCTTAATTTTCCGCTATTAGCGTTTATAGTAATATAGCTATTTAAAGGAGTGCTAACTGTTTGATTAGGTCTATATTGATCAAAAAAGTTTTGAAAATCATCAGCAGTTATACCAGTACCAGTAATAGTATAAGGAACTTGAGTACCATTAGGAACATTAAATGTAGTAAGTGTAATTTCTGTATAAAATTTATCTATTAAATTTTGATATTCATAGTTATCGCCGTTTGGTTCCGCGGGCCAGTTTCCTGTTAGTACATATCCTGCTGGAAATTCTGTGGGTGTGTAAGGTACATCAAATCCTGTTACATCTAAAATTAGAACACGTTGAAATAATTGATTAACAAGTACATTATTATTGGATTGGCCCCCATAAGTAAAAAAGTTACTGGCTGTTGTAGTTTCAGTACCTACATTATAGTAAGTTCCTGGAATTAAATTAACATATCCCTCAGCAAGATTACTAACTGAAAATGATTCGGCATTTTGATTTATATTTTTTAATATATTGCCGTTCTTTTGATACCAAATTCTAGTTTCATACATAGTGCCTTGACTACTATAATATTTAGTAATTCCTTCTGATAGTACAAAAGCTAAATTACTACCAGTACTACCACTTATAGTATATGAATTACTTTCTGCAGTTCCTGGCAAGTATGGCCCCATAAAATTTAATAAATCTCGTACTTGTAGATAACCATAAGAATAATTATCTAATTTAATATGTTTTTTATTACTATCAAATACGCACTGACTATTAGCTTTAAATACTTGTACTCCATATCCAGTACCTAGTGAAGATATAGTATCTGCTGCAAAAAAGTAAGGTATAGGTAATAAAGAAATTACTTGTGCTTCACTCATAGTTTGTAGTCTATCTACTGCTATAAGTATATAGATTGAAACTATGGGATAAGCATTACCTAAGCCTGGAATATCTCTTAGTGCATTACTAGCAGTATTAACTTTAGGTCCGCCTTTTTGTGGAGAATACCAAACGTCTTGACTTTGTGTATCAGGCAGCTTAAAAGCTACAAAACAATTAGCATTATTAGGAGCAACATATTTAGCTTCATATACTCTCCATGTAGTATTCACTCTATCTTCATAACTATGAAAAAACTCTTGTGCTGTTATTCGATTAAATTGAGAACTTACATCTGTTGTTTCATAATTGTAGCCTACATAAGATCCACTAAAAATCCAAGGTTTAACATTGGTATCGTCAATAATAACTTGATTATTATTATTTGTAAATTTAAATCCATAGCTCATAGTGCAAATACCATTAAAATTGTTGGTTTTACCCAGAAAAAGCCAGCTATTCCTGTAGTATCATTTTGTTTATATCTTATTATAGGGTATCCTACTGGAGAAATATATGGGGGCGTTACATCAGTTGGACCAAATAGTTTGTATTGATGATCTCCTGTTTGTATAGGTATAACATATATATTACGACCAATTAAGTCTGTGTAAGGTACGTTACGAATTATAGTATCTCCCAAAATAGGAAGAGTCAAGTATTCAACAAAGACTCCTCCTTGACTACTAGTATCATAGGTTATACTCCCAGCACTATCTTTTAATTGCATTCCGTATGCCATATGTATCCTTATCCGAGTAAATTACCTATTAACACACGTACTACTCCACCTGCATCAAATACTTTGATAGTATTATTTGACATTTGTACTCTTTCGCCAGTTCTAGAGCTTCCGTTACTATTATACGGCCCAATTATTAATGAGTTTGCATCAATTGAGCCAGTAGTAATCTTACCACCTAAAATTTGTGTAGTATTATTATTAATGTCTGTAGCTGCATTACCCGTACTGATTTTACCACTTAAACCACTAGTTAAATCAGTAGTATTTGCTTTAGCACTTAAATCAACAAAAGTTACTAGACCGTCAAAAGTAATTGAGGTTACAACACTTCCTAACGTTACTGATACAGGAGTTACTCCATAAGCAGATTCAGTAACGTTATATCTAACAGCATATGCTGATTGGCCAGCACTAGGTGTAAATAAAGAATGTGACCAGTTAGCACCAGGAGTACTAAAGGTACCAGTAGTCCAATTCCAAGAAGTATCAGTAGGGCTTGGAGGCCCTGGAGGGCTTGTAGCACTAATCTGATAATATAAGAACCCGCTAGCGCTTCTAGGACCTTTTTGACCTTCTGCTCCTCTTATACGTGCCCAAGTATATAAACTTTTTACACTACTATCATCAGGATTATTATCTGTATAAGTACCAATAAAATCACCAGGTACTTCACCATTAGCACCAGTAAAACTTTGAGCTACACCTATATTATTGGTAAATACAACATCATCGCTATACTTAATGTGTAAGTATACAGGTAAACCATCATTATAGTCTTTTCCAATTCCTTTTTCAGGAATGTATTTTGCAGCAGCACCATTGGTAACAGTACCATTAGCAGCTATAGTATTTACTCTAATAAATACGTCACCAAGTACATAGTCGTCGTGCCAAGTATTAGCATTTTGTGAATACTGCACTTTGATACTGCTACCATCATTATAGTCAGTACCTTTAATAGGTGTTTTACCGTCTTTATACTTGGTAAGCGAAACCTTTTTAGTGATTACTAAACCACCTGCTGTAGCTGTAAACGTTGCTTCTGCATAATTTGCATTAAGACTATCAATAGTAATAAGTCCAGAATTTTGGTCAATTCTATAAGTAGCGTCACTACCACCAGTATAACTAACTTTGGCAAATTGAACTAATGCAGGATTAGAATTTAATAGGACATTCCCACGAGCAACAAAAAATGTTGTTGTCCAAGGGAGTTGTCCTGATTCTGGTACACCAAGTTGATCACATATAATTGCCTTAGTATCATTATAAATAACAGCAGTAAGCCCATCACTACCTAAAATTTGACTAACAGTACCTTGCTCATCAAAGCTACTTAATGCATTTTCACTTACAATAACTTTTACTACTCTAGTCTCGCCAGGTGGAAAAGGATAAAGTCTAAAAGTGTTTCCTGTTGGTAAACCTATGGAGGTGGTAGCACCTGTCCCAGTTATTTGTACATATCCTGTACCTGGATTAACATACCAACTGTAATTTGCAGCACCAGTATAGTTACTGGCAGTTGCTGTAAACGTCATAAATGGTGGAGTTACAGTAGGTGGAGTAGTTTTATTATCTGTTAAAAATGCTAGCGCGTCATAAGTTAAATTAACGCTTCTAGCGGTATTACCGCGTACACCTTGTTTAGACTTTGAAAAACTTTGGCGTACTACAAAATCTTGGTGTGTTGAGTTAGTTATTTGAACACGTACAGTATAATCAATATAAGCAGCATCTGCTGTCATAGCAGAATGTTGATCATATTCTATATATGTAGGCTGTATATTGGCGGAGCCGTCACATACAATATTAACACCAACAGTAGGCTCTATTACTCTCCAAGTATCTGCAGCAAAACCGTCTGCGTCTGTACCAACATTATCTGTAAGTAAAGTCTGTGCACCTTTTTTAACTGTAATAGTAGTACCGCTACCAACATAATTTAGCGAATCAGTTCCGCCATTTTCATCTGCTGTAATAGTGTGTGTTTGATTACTTAGTTGTACTTGAATTTGTGTTGATCCGTCACATATCCTATAGATAGAAATAGTTTCAAAAGTTGTACCTATAGTTGCGGTTACTTCTACGTAACCTAAATCAACATTATTATCTAGTGGATTACTAAACTGGTCATTAGTAATTGTAATACTTTTAGTGTCGGCAGATACACTATAAGCGATTTGTTGATTACCGTACTGTGTTCCCAACTCTACACCTGCACGACTAAATGCTCTAGTCCCCCAGGATACAAGTCCTGTTAGATTTTTAAGTGTAGCAGTAATTGTAGTACTTGCTACAGTACTACGTTTCTGGTTAACGTCTTTATATATAAATTCTTTAATGGGTGTAGTTAGTTGAATAGAAGGCGCAGTTTGACCTGCAATGCCTTTGTAGACATTAAAAACTTTTTCAACGACTAAACCTTTGTAGGTAGCTCTAAATATTATGCTACCACTATTGCCAGTCATGGCACTAGCACTATAAGCACCAGTATTTTGATTAATTGTAGCAACTAATCCACCAATAGCAGAACCTGGTACAACACTATAAAAAGGACCATTAGTAAAGTCATTTTTACCTGTAACGTCTTCGCTAAAACTATATAATTTAAATATACCTTGTGTTACAGCAAAGTTGCCTCCAGTGCCATCACTGCTAGTAGATAGCGCTGCTGGGTCGTTAGTTAAATATCCATATATACTAGTATTTTCGTCGTAAGTCATTGCACTATATTGTTTAGATATAGTAAACTCAGCTGGATCAATACTACTAATTAAAGCATATTTTACATAGTATACTTTATTTGTTTCTAAACCTGTAATAGTAATAGATAGACTATTAGTTTCAGAGAATAACGTACCCTGACCCGCTATCCGCGGGTCAAAAGGCGTTGTTGTACTGTACCAAACTTTTACAGCAATTAAGTCATCACGTACATCAGTAGTTCTAGATAAGTCGTACGGTGTTGGTATAACTAAATGTAATGATCTTATACCTGAATTTAGTTGTGCTGGCATTTTTATCCTTTAATCAGGGGTTTGGATAGTTTTCAAAACTATATTTCCCAATAAGCTTGTAGAGCTATATGCCCCATTAATGTCTAAAGTTCTACAGGCTACTCTATAAGTAACACCTGCTTCTGATAGTCTTGGAGTACTAAATTCTGTTAAATCTATTTGTCCAGTTCCAGTAGCTTTTACTACCTTAATTCCATTAGCAACACTGGGAGTAACTTCCCAAAAATCTGCTGATCCAGTATTTTTCTGAATTCTATATTCGAATGACTTAAACATACTAGGATTTACAGTTGCGATAGGTTTCATTATTAAAAACTTACTGTCTACATCTAAAAATAATTGCTCAACATTACCATAGTTACGCATACTGCCTACAACATGAGTAGATTCTGCTGTCCATGAACCAAGCCTGTTGTCTGTAGTAACGTACCTAAGTTTTATTTTATATGTTTCCCCAGTACTAACACCAGTAATATTAACTACACCAGCATTATAGTCAGTACTAATTACTGTAGCATTAATTAAATTTGGTGTACTTAAATAATAACTACACTGTACAAAAGCTACACCTTTGGGTAAGTTTTGTGGATTAACATAACTAACACTTATCCTATGCTCTAAAGTACTAGGATTAACTAGTTTTGCAGCTGAATCATCACTAACTATTTGTGTAATAGTAGGTACGTCAGTATCTCTAAAACCATTCCTTGCATACTCAGAAGGTAACGTCATATTAGATTCAAATATAGTGCTTGCAGTTAGTGTTGAGTAGCCTGTAAATAAATTATAAGTATCGGTAACACCGTAATCAATCATAGTAATTAAAGCAGACTTGTTAGAAGAAGTCTCAATACTAATTATTATTAGATCTTGTGATTCTTTATGATACTCACCAAACATAAACAAATCTTCTTCGTTAACGTCAGAAGTACTTTCACTTAATGTAACTTGAGATATATATCCAGCAACTGTCCATGTAGTAACTAAATTTCGTTCTATACTAGCACCTGTCCGAGTTCTAAAACGTATAGTATAAGGTTTTCCAGTTTCTACAAATACTGGTTCATCAAGCACAAATGTTGTAGTATTTACTTTTGTTTTTACTCTGCCACTACCTATACCCCACATTGGTACATCGTGCATAACTTTAACTCTGTCACCACGATTACAAACCAAATACTCAATATCACAATTAAGTTTATATACTTCTGGACGTAATTTAGCTTGAGCAAAATGCCAACGAGCATGATCAATTGCTATACTCTTTTTAGTAACACCTGGTAAGGATATAGTTTCAAATAACTCTGCATTTCCTGAATGTTTTCCAAAATTATAAATAATAAGTTCTGATTCTTGGTACTCTGCAGCTTCGTCAAAGTAATTAACTTTTAAAGCATCTGGTAGTTTTGGTAAAGACTTAATAGCTTCAAATCCCCAACTATTATGCGGAGTAAAGTGTTGTACAATATTTGTTTTTGGTTCATCAATTACTACAGTCCACTTACCATCTATCATAGCAGGACTAGCTCTGCCTGCCGCACATATATCTCTGAGTACTTCTAGTATACTACGTTGACTGGCTAGTACACTATTATACTCAAATCCTTTAAATGCACAATATTGATGCCAATATTGTATTTGTTGAAGATTGATTTTACTAGCAACATCTGCTTCTTTAATTCTTTGTGGATTTGCAGGGTGTTTTAATACATATAAAAATAATGCTGCCGGATTATTAATAGCAGCATCTACCCAGCTAGTACCATTCCAACTTGGTCCCCAGGTTTGCACAATAGCATTTATACCCTCAATATTACCATTTAGTTGATCATTAGCTTTAATTTTAATAGCCGTAAGTGCTATATCAGAATTTAGTGGAAACTCTACTGGATATGTATTACGAACAAATACTGTTTGTAATAATGTAACTTGCGCAAATATATTATTTTTTACGTTACCATTTTGTATATTTCTAGGCCACTCAGGATCTGCACCTGTTTTTCTTCGTACTCTTACCTGCACTTCTTGAGTACTATTTAAATTGTAATAAGTTTTATTTATAGTAAAAGCATCTTTTTTAGGTGTGCCATCACCAAACTCACTGTTTTCCCAAAGTGTCCAGCCACCGTTGCCAATCTTTATCTGTGTTTCATATTTAACATACGCTGCAGCAGGTTTACCAGCATCTGCTTCTTCAGTAGGTATTCTTCTTAAACCTTGTGGAAAATGAAAAGACATGGTAAAATGAGTAATAGGAACTAATTCACCTTTACTATTATACTGCGGAGGTCCACTAGATGCAGTTGTAAACGGCCCAAATGTGCCTAAAGTAGCTTGATTAACATAGTCGCCTGTTAACGGTGCATCATATATACCTGCACATGCAAGTGTAATATTTTGATTAACTGTGTAGTAATCTTTTCCATAAATTGCAATAATGTCGTCTATATTTTGGTCATACGGAGATTTAGTAGCTCCAGCAGCTATAACTTTACTTTGTCTGCCATCATGAATTGCTAACTTTGGTATTTCGTATTCAGCTATTGGTACATTGCCAATCTGTAGTGTAGCAGTATCAATAATTAGTGGGGCATATCCCCATACTAAAAGCATGGTTAAATAACTTTCAACGTCTTTTTCAAACGTTAAATTATTAAATGCACCAAGTGGAGGAGTTAAACGAACTTTTCCAAGAATTACAGGAATTGCCCCGTATGGATTACCTCTATTGTTGCCACCATTAACCATTAATTGGCGTTCAGTAGAGCCTGGATCTGCTGCTGATCCTGATGAAGGGGGTCTGACTGGAGAAATAACATTAATTAATGCCGTCCCAACCATCGTTACTCCGGCTACAGCTAAGCTAGCTAGAAAAGGTGAGCCAGCCAGCACTCCACCAGCGGCTCCAACACCTACACCTATACTACCGCCTAAAGCAAAATTAGCTATGTAAGGAGCAGCAATAACAAGTGCTAGTACTAAAATTAATCTAAGAGTGTTGCCTTTTCCAGGTACAGCTCTATATTCTACTTTATCTGTTTCTTGCAGTGTGAACTCAGACCACTTATCTTGTGCGATTACAATACCATTAACTAGTATATGTACTCTGCTTTCTATTTCGTCAGCAATTTTATATTCGGTTTTAATCCATTTGGCTAATTCATCTAAATTAGTACCAGGTAAAATTGGTACAACAAATCTTTCTGTACGAAGTGGGTGTGGAACTACATTTAAAATACTACTTTTATTTTCGCTGTATTTGTAGTATCCTACAATTCTTTTATTCCAATTAAAAGATTCTAAAGATTCGATAGCGCTATCCATACCGTCTCTAGAATGGATAAAATGCGTATTACTAATTGCAACACCGATATGAGAGTCTACTCCCATTACTTTAAATAATACTAAGCAGCCTTCTGTAGGGGTGTCGACTGGCTCCCAGCCTTCGCGATATTGAGCTATCAGATCTTGCATACGATCTGTATCTTCTGGCTCATAATCACTACTAAAACTGGGTAAGTCAATACTATATTCTTGCTTATAGATCAGACGTGCTAATCCCCAGCAATCAATGCCATTTATGTCTCTGCCCTTGTCTAAGAAGGGTATGCCTATGTATTTATTTGACCACATTAGAACATTCCTGGAAAATATTTTGGGGTAAAGCTATGCATAGGGAACGGCTCTCGTTCATAATCTGTCATAGCTAATTCTGCAGTTACTGAGTCAGAATTATAACTAAAACTTGTAATGTAGAATCCGCTGAATGAAGCTTCTACAATATTAGGAGATTTAGATAAAACTAATTCCATTTTTACTTTACAAGGCCCAGTAATAGTTCTAATAATTGGTGTAATGTATCTAGTAACATCTTTTAAAACTATGCTGCACCTAGGTGCTTGAGCATCTTCTTCAGTAGGTAAACTTATTTCCATAGGTAAAAATATATAGTTTTCACCATTACTAAGTACTCCATAGAGTACTTCTTCACTAGTTTCGCTAATACGTTGTGTATATCCATCCGATAATCTAGCCACAACTATAGAAGAGTTATCAGGATCATATATAGTTAATAAGAATAATAAATCACTATCAGCTTCTGGCGAAAATATCGCACGGATAGCATCTGGTGACATTGTGGTTAATCTACTCATGGTAATATTTCTAGTTGCATAGCTACTGAGTAATATCCTGGTGCAAGATAGGTAGTATTATATAAAACACCTTCACTTTGTGACAGAATTCTAACTTCGACTATTTGTGCTGTTCTTGGATGTGGAAACCCAAAACGTACAATTCCTTTGATAGTAGTTAAAACAAATGTTTCAAGTTGCGCTAATTGTGTGGTTGACATAATAAAGGTTACTTGCATAACACTTGGTTTTTTACCGCGATATCTTTGTTTAGCGGGACCAGAATCCATTGGAGTCCTTAGTAAAAGGACTCCGTTAGATTCTGTATATCCTTTTTGTGGACTTTGTGGAAGTGTTGCTGGCCATAAATATGAGTATGACATAGTTATCTCCTAATTAATTGAGGTTGTAGTCCAAATGTGCCGCGCATAGCTTTTTGGGATTGACTGCCATTTCTTGCTATTTCGCCTGCAGTCATATCTCCTACAATTACCTCTATCTTACGATTACCACGGCTATCTACAGTTTCTTTGGCTTCTGCTTTTTCTCCAGAATAGTTATTAACAACTACTTCTACACCACCGCCTCCACCACCACTAACACCTAAAGTGCCATTGCTGTCACGTTTTAGCGGCATAATAGCTTCTGGTCCTGCCTCACCCATTAAACCTGCACCTTTAGCAAATCTAAATAATGTTGGCTCAGTTACAATTGAGTTAGTAAACATTCCGCCTTGAGCAAATTTATCTATTCTACCACTGGAACCGTACACTAATCCATTAGCCCCAATGTTGCCAGTTAAATTAACACTTCCTGCATCAATAAATGATGAACCTGTTCCACCTGGTGTACCAAAACCACCACCACCAGTTAATGTAGTCATAAAGCTTAGGATACCTGGGCGCATAGCAGCATACATAGCAGTTGCTTGCAATTGCATTTCGTAGCGAATTAATCCTTCAATCATGCTACTAATTAAGCCATCAAAAGATAGTTTACCAGTTTTGGCAAAGTCAATCATAACATCGGCCATACCTTGGAAAGCTTTCTCAAATATATCACTATAAGCTAATGCTCGTTGTGAATACTGTGCATCTTCTAAGGATAATCTTTTCTTGGCTTCTGCAACTCTGGTAATGCCGTTATATTCTGTTTCATAACGTTTACTCAGATTAGCCATGTCCTGTTCAATTTCAGCTCTGCGTCCTGCACCTGCATCGCCTTCTTTTGTATTTTTATAATCTTTTAATAATCTATTAACTTCTTTTAAGTAATTTATTTCTAAACTAGCTAATTTACTGGTTTCTTCTTGCTGTTGTTTTGCAAGATCTAAGTTTAATTTTCTTACAGCCAATTCATCGGGACCATAACTATTGCGCTTTTCAGCAAGTTGTAGTTCTGATGTTTGAACTTCTAAACTATCTCTCTGCAATATATTACCAGTCTCTATTTTAAAATTACGAATATTTAATGCTCTTTCTTCAATAGCAAATATACGATTATTTATATCTAATTTTTCTTTTAAAGCAGCTGCTTCATTTTTATTTGTTTGCTCAGTTGTAATAGCTCTCTTTTTACTGGCTTCTAGTATATTGTAATTAGTTGCTAGTTCTTTTAAAGCTGTTTCTGAAACTAGACCTTTAAGATCTTTGAGTTTTGCGTCTTGATTAATACGATCAGTATTAATTTGATTAAGTTGCAAATTATATTGAACTAATGCCTGTTCATCTTCTAAAAATCTTCTTTTAGATATTTGAGTTTCTGTTAAGAAGCCATTCTGTTGCTGTAACTGATCTATTCGTTTTAGTTCAGTATCTACACCCATTTGTGTTAACTTTAAGTTTTCTGCAACCATTTGGTTGTTTTCTTCACGTACTTTAATCTCAGTTTTTAGATTATTTAATTTTTCACCAGTATTTATTTTTGCGCGTTGTGCGTCAGTTTCTACAAACTTTTGTACGCCTGCACGTATTTCGCTCAGTTTTGTAATGTAAGCGGGAGCATCTTTTCCAAACTTTTGCGCTGCCTCACTAATTTGTGCGAACAAACTTTTAGCAGTAGGAGCATCCTTACCTTTAGCACCACTAATAAATGATTGATAATTTGCAGTAATACTTGCTTCTGATTCAAGCATAGGTATACTTGTACGAGCTGCGTCACCTGCAGCCATGCCCTCAGCACTTCTATTAGCTCCGTTTGCAGTTCCTTTTGCTGCAGCAAGATTAACTGCTGAAGTATTTGCCATTAAAGCAGCAATATTCATATATTGTGCACGAAGCATATCTTCTTGCAACTTTAGCATATATTTTTGTTGAGCAAATTCTTGCTTATTTATTTCAGATTCTATTTTTGCAACTCCAGGTACACTACCTATCATGCTTATAATACCACGAGCTAAATCAATACGAGCTTTTTCAAAAGCATCTGCTAGTGCTCTACTAATTAATGCACTACCTTTAACAAACGCATCAACAGCCATTTCTCTAAATTTAGGACTATTCATTAATTCAGCAATTTTTGCTCGTTCTTCTGTGTCCTTTTTAGTCAATAACCTAAGTTCGTCCTGTTTCTTGTTCATTCTCTCAGCAGCTTCTTCTAGCTCCAGTATACCTTGTATAGTACCAGCATCTGCAGCGTCTTCTAATTTCATCCCACCGTACACTCTATTAAGTTTTTGATACGCTAGTTCTAGTGGTGCTATTTCTTCACGACCTTTTCTAAGTGCAATAACTGTTTCACCGTGTTTTTTATTAATAGCATCAATTTCAGGTTTAATACGGTTTAATTCTTGTACTATTTTTGGGTCAAAAATACCTATTGTTGAAGTATCTTCTAAAAGCTCTTTCATGGTATTAATGCCTGCTATAGGATCTTCTAATGCACCTACCATTTTAACAGAACTAGCAATCATGTCATCACCTAACTTTGAAAGCGGTGATTGATCTAGTGCTGATTTAGTAAAATCTTTATATGTATCGCCTAATTTTTTAATAGATTCATTAAATTCTGTGCTACGACTAGCAACTACGCTTTGTGAATTTGCTACTTTCTTTAAAGCTTTTTCAATTTCTTCAACCTTTTTAGCAGCTTCTGGTCCGCCCTTTTTAATTGCTTCTAACCATGCTATTTGATTATCTCCAGCAGCACCTAGTTCAGCAGTTACTGTTTTTAACGCAGTTTCACGTGCTACATCACTATCAATAGCAGCAATAGTTTTAACAATATTTTTTACTGAACCTTCAGCAAATTTACTTAATTGATCTCTACCTATCAAACTTGCTAAATTATCTGTAAATCTATCCCAGCCTGTGGTAGCTTTATCTAATTCTAAAAACTTTTCACGTAATGTAGAAAGTCCATCCACTAAACCTTGTATGGCATTTGCTTGCGCAGTTAATCCTCTAGCACTAAATACTTGGCTAGAATCTATTTTTGACAAATAATCTAAGGTACGGCCATAAGTTTTAATTGCTTCTTCTGAAGCTTCTAGCGCATCTTTAAAAGCTTTAGCTTGCTCACCATTTTTAGTAAACCATGAATCTATTAACATAGCAATACCAGCAACGGCAGCACCTAAAGCTATGTATCCTTGAATAGCTCCTATAAATCCACTAACAGCCGTAGTAGCAATAGTAGCGGCTCCGCTAATACCTGTAAAGGCCTTGCGGATTGGTCCCATATCAGACTCTTTAATATTTTTCTTTAGTTCGCCAAACGCACCCATTACTCCAATAGTACTGGTATCTGTACTGGCACTACTTAAAATTTGTTTACTTTGTGCTATAGCAACGGCACGTTTAGCTCTTGCTTCTGCTATACCGCCTGCGGACATTATACTTTGTTGCGCATTTAATTTAGCCGTAGTATCAGCAACAGCTTTGCCGTATGCAATTTCAGCATTTTTACTAGCTTCGATAGCTTTTGCAGCAGTATAGTAACGCTCTGCAATATCTAATTTACCTTGATCTTGGTAACGCTTACCTACTTTATTTAAATAATCAAGTTCTTCTTTAGTTACATCTTGACTAGCTTTTTGTAAAATTGCATACCCTTTAGATTGCTTGCTAAAACTAGTATTGCGAAGTGCTTCAATTTTCTTTACAGCAGAATCTACTGCAGCTACTTCTTTTTCAGCTGCAGCTTCTGCTAATCCTGTAACTTTAGCTGCTTGTGAAACTTGAGCAGCTTTAGCATCAGCAACGCGAGATTCTGCAGCTTTAGCTGCCATTACTGCACTAGCCGCTAATCCTTCACGATATTGTGTAATTGCAGGAATAGCTTGTTTTACAAGTGTAGTAGCTAAATAAGCAATACCAGCAGTTAATGCAGTAGGGCTTTGACTTAAACTACCTAATAATGGGCCAAGTACTTTATTTACTACTTCTAATCCGTTTTGAGCTAAGTCTTTTAAGCTAGCTAATAATTTATCGTACGGGTTAGTAGGAATATTAATTGCGTTAAACTTGTCAGTACCTTCTTTTAGCACTGCGTTTGCAAACGCTTGACGACGTTCAAAGTCTGTTAACTCAGCGGCACTTTTACCAACCGAACGAGCATAGTCATCGGTAGCTTTACCAAGTTTTGTAAAGATACCTAATTCATCTAACAGCTCAGGCTCTAGTTTAGTAATACCACGTGTTAAACGGCTAACTGCATCATTCATACTTAAACCAAGTGCTTGTGATGCATTTTTAGCAACACTTCCTAATTGCATTAGTTGTTTAGCACTCATGCCAGCACTTGTAGCCTTAGCTGTAGCTTCCATAGCATCACGTAAGCTCAATGCTCCACCACTTGCATTTGCAAGATTTTTAGCTAAACTTCCAAGACTTTGTCCGCTTGTAGCCCCTAATTGATTTAAGCCTTCTACCATATTGGTAGTATTCATAGCTTCTCTTAAAGCATTGAATGCAGCGCCAACGGCAAATAAGTTAGCAGCCACTGTAGCATATAATCTAACTAGTCCGCCAAGACCTTGTGATTCTTTTGCAAAGTCACGTGCACCTGCACCTGTGCCTACGGCACCTCGAGCTCTGCCATAATCTTGTCCGCTAATTCCTTTGTCGCCATCAGCTTTAAAAGCGCTTTGCGCTGCTTTTGTCATCTCTCTGTTAAGAGCCTTTGCTTCATCAATGCGTTTTTGCATTGAGTTTGACTTATCACTAAAGGATAAGTTGTAATCTATTGTTTCACCGGCCATACAGTCTCCTGGGCTATAAACTTGAAGTAAGTAAATATATTTGTTACCATTATATCACTATAGGAACACATTGTCAAACCAAAAAATTTTTAGCAATAAAAAACCCGCTAATATTAGTTAGCGGGTTTTTTGGTTTGTTTACGAATCTCTTCAACCCTGACAGAATCAATCATATTTATTAAGTTATAATAAAAAGCTTGGTCAATCTTAGGGATATTATAAGCGTCAAAAACTTGAAATATTGAATTCAAGTTTTTTCCTAAATAACTGCCTGCTACAAATTCCCATTCATCCCTTAATACTCTATAAATATTAAAGGCTTCTTGTACTTCGATAGGGAAATCAGCTAGCTCTATAGGTATATTTTCATCTACAGGCTCTGTTCCCAGTTGTTCGCACATATCGAAATACTGTTCTTTGGTCATTGCAACAGCACTATTTTGTTGATAGTTAACTATCTGTTCTCTAACAGTAATTAACTGCTCGTCGTAAAATTTGCTAAATCATTCACCTGCTCACTGATGAAGTTGTCAAACTGTGAGCTGTTTTTCATTAACATTAAAGCATTTTCCTTGCTGTACGCTAATTCATCAAGTGGGTCAAACTTAGAAACATCTACAGGTACTAATAAATTTACGTAACTAAATCTAAGACCTTTCCAGCCACGAATAGCTGCATCAACATAAAGTTCTAAAAATAGTTCTTCGTTGAAATCGTCTTGTACTGTCTTACCTTTAAAGCTATTTTTTGTAGACTTTTTTCGTAAGCTAATTAATGTTTCACGACTCATGTAACCAATATCAATCTTGAATTCAGGAAAACCTGGATACTCGACTTCTACTGTTTTTGATGGTACTAGTAATGATTTTAGGCTAATTTCCGTTGCCATAATATTCCTTGGAGTTATTCTGTGTTAGATTTAAAAAATAGGTGCTGGAGATCAACCCAGCACCTGCTGTGAAATTACAGCTTAAGCTGTAGCGTAGTACTTAACTGTAACTTCGTTGGTTTGGTCAATATCAAACGCAGGAGTTGCGCCTGTAGTAGAACCTTGTCCAGTAAACGTTAATGTAGTACTAATAACTTGTTCTGTGTTAACTGTTGGAATTTGCAACATAGCTGCAGGTAACCCTACGTCTACGTGTGTACCACTTGAGCCACCCATTTGGATGTTAATAGCGTAACTTGGGTTAATTTCGGTAGCAGCACTATCAATTAACCCTTTTAACAATCCACCAGTAGCAGTATTACCACTACGTAAGTAAGCAGTCAATGTACCAGTAATACTACGTGTACCTGTGAAATACGTAATAGGAAGATTAACAACACCTAAGTTTGCAGGAGTTAAATATGTTAAGTTATTACTCAGGGTAATTGAACCACCAGTAATAGGCACAGTGTAGTCGCTACCAGTAAAGTCATTGATTGTATCATTAACTTGTAATACAGTAAGCTTATTTGTAATAAACTTAGCGGCAGTATTTTTAGCATTGGCTTCTTCAGCACCTGTGGCACCAACATCAGCACCTGTAAAGGTAACTTTATTGTTGGCAGCAACGCTAGCCACTAAAGCAATTTGACGAATCAAACTACCTTTTCCGGCCCATTGAATAGCAGCAATTGCATCAATACCAAAATCAATAGTAGCTGTGTCTAAAGCACAGTTGTCGAGAGCGTAGGCAAGATCATCAAATACAACAATCAAACCAAAGGCTTCTAGTTGGTGTTTATTGGAGTTTGCTATTGTAAAAGTTCCAGGAGTTGCATTGCCAGCAGCACCATCGGTCCAGGCTGCGTTAGCAGTGCCATAAGCGATTGATCCGCCAAATGCATTCCATAGTACTTTTTCTTCACAAGTAACATAGTCATCAGTAGCATTAGTAGCACCATTTGCACCTGGATTTAAGTAAGGACGAAGATAGGTAGAGAACGAAAAATCTAGAGGCTCAAGTGCAGTATTAAAACTACGTTGACCACGAGCAGGTGTAGCACCAGCTTCGTTTAGTGTAACAGTGTCAACTGTTGTATTTTGACTAAAACTCATGCCTTCAAGAACCTGAATTTCCCAGGTATTTGCGGTTGAAAATGGTTGCGCTTCAGCCATGTAAGAACCAGCTCGAACACGACCTTGACTGTCTACGTTTGTAGTAAAGAAGACTCTACTATTACGAATTAAATTAACTGCCATAGTTATTCCTTTTTTTATGTTAAATAACTACAAAGTATTTCGACTAGACATTTATCTGTACTTATACGTTGTAATTAGTTGTGTGCGTATCGCACTTGTAAATATATCTCACCTACTCCGTATGGGGTAAGTAATCCCTCGTCAGTAGTTATAGACTGAACTAAAATTTCAGTCGTTTCCAAGTTATTATCTTGGTCATAGACTAGTACGCGATTTGCATCTACGCATCTTTCTATATCGTCTAGTAATAATTCTAAATTTTCTTGTGTTTGATCTTCGCTTTTAACGTAACACTTGATACAGATTAACAAGTACGCCCAAGTAAATCCACTTGGGTGATAGTCTCTTGTTTCTGTACCAGGAGTAAGATATATACATGGAAAATCTTGAACTTCATCCCAGAATTTTAGTTTAGGATAACTATTATTACTTATATTAGTTTTGAAAATTCCAGTGCCGTCAATTAATTTAAGTTTTTCGGCTAACGCCTTTAATATATGTGTTCTTTTACTCATACTAATATAGCCCTCATTCTGTCAGATACACTTTTTTGTGCAATTTCACGAATAGAGCCAGAAATTAACAATTTAGGATCTCTAGTCCTAGGATTACTTTGTTTACCACCAGCACTAAAAGTGGCATAAGGATATCTCATATAATTATAATACACGGATAGCATTCCTGATCTACCTCGTGAAATACTTTGAATTTTTACGCTTTCAGCAAAACGTCCACTACGTAAGTTTAGAATATCGCGTCTATTACCTTTACCCATATTTTTCTTTATGGTATCAGCAATAGCACTCTGAAGTAAAACTTGTAAACTGGTTAAGTTAGTTACTGACTGTGCAGATCTAGATAGTACTGGTAAATTTGCTGCAATTGCATTTACACTAGGCAGTTGAACTTTAGTTTTTGATCTAGTTACTTTAGTTTTTTCTACAATAGTTGTGCTACTGTTATAGTTACCAGAAGGCTTTCCCGTCATCATATGAGATTTAAGATCTTCGTATAAATATTGACGTAAAGTTTTAGAAGTTACTAAGTCTAGTAGTAATCCTTTGGTTTCTCTTATTCTTTTGGTAAGTGCTTTGCCTATACCAAACTTTGCTTCTTTAGGAGCTTTTGCTAAATTTTCTGCCTGTGACTCTAATGATCCAATCATTATGCCAGACTCGATTAACATTTCTAGAACTAGTTTAGTGTTGTTAAACTTCTTTCTAACAATAATTCTAGTTTCTGCTTGTCCTGTTTCTTTACTGAATGTTCTTACTAGTCTATCTACTTTAGCATCTTTAGGCCACTCTATTAGAGCTTGTAGCAGTCTTGGACTAACTAGTCCACGTTTAACTTCTGAGGAACCTTCCTTGGAACTAATAATGTCTATTTCAACGTGTCCAAGATTCTGTAGTACACTAAAGTTTTTATCCAAGTATGCTTTTACTAAAGATCTTGGATTATTGCCAGTATCTTGATCCATAACACTTGAAAACAAGTTGTAATCAAAATTTGCTTTTACTTTATTACCAAAGGTACTTTGAATAGTTGTAAACTTAGGTGAAAGAATCAGCACAGATTTATCTTTTTTAGATAATTCTTTTATAGTAACAGTTTTTTTAAATAATCGCTGTATCGTAGACTTGATAGCCCCGTTTTCCATTGAGATACTTGAGTTTAATGTATCTAACGTGTCTTGTAATTCTTTTGATGTTATCGAGGGATAACTATCAATATATTCGTTAATAGTTTTCTTATATGCAGACTCTAAAGCTTTTATAAATATATTAGGATCAGTTACGCCTATTAGGGCGCAAAGATCTTTAATAGCTTTTGCTTCTGGCTGTAATATATTTTTTCTAATACTGCCAATTTCTAAATACAGAGTAAATGGTAGTGTGCTATCAATATAGCTACGAATATCATTGTCTTTTTTGCTAACGTATTCTTGTATAAACTTGTGATCTTCTTTCACAAGTTTTCTAAACCAATCCGCTGTATAGAATGCCATTATGTAAAGTCCGCCATATACTGATCTAATATACGTTTAATGTGTGCTGGTAGATTACTGGTAGCAATATAGCTTACCTGAGTAGTATTGGGGCTAACATCTCGGTTACTGTGGACCGCACCGTTATTTTTAGAATAATATTCTACTAAATCTAATACAGCTAGTTTTAAATCTCCAGGAACTACTTCGTAACCTGCAAAATAAACCACTTTATAACCATTAATTAATTCAGGAAATCCACCAGGATTAATACTGATAACAGAGTCACCCTTTGGCACCCAATCAGTAAATTTTGTTAATGCAGTATAAGTTTTTCCATAGTCTGCACTTCTAGCTACGCTAGTAATATTTACTACAGGAGTTTCTTTTAAATAAATTTCTTTAAAGCCACCATCAAAGAATTCTGTTTTTGATTCGTCATAGTAATCTATGAATGTTCTGCGACAGTAAGTTTTAACAAAGTCACTGACTTTTGGTATTAAGAAATCTATTTCTGTGTCAGAGTTTACACTTGAAATTCCTAAGTAGGCTTTGTACTCTGCTTTTGTTACTAAATTTGTTGCCATGTACACCTCACTTGTTTTATAAAGGCACAGTATGCCTTTATAAAACAAGACCCTTTTGGGGTCTTGTTAATACTCATTAACCGATCAGGTTGCTGTGTATTTGTGTGCTGTAACTGCATTACCTAAGTTACTTGTAACACGTGTCATACCGGTACGGAGGCTAGCCACCATAACGCGACGCTGTGTTTCAACTAATTCTTGGGTATCAATGCGGAGACCGCGTTGGTTACCAACAATAAAGTTACCTGGGTTCAAGCAGATTGCACCAGCAATACCTGTACCTGGGCTGGCAAACTCGCCAGAAACTAATACTGGGCTTCCACCGATTTGACCGATTTGACCAGTTAACAGTGTAGCTTGTGTACCAACTTGGTTCATTGTTTGGAAGGTTGTGTCTTCGAGCAATTGGAAATATGTATCAGTGTTAACGATGTAAATCACTTCTTGTGGGTCAAGACCCCAAGTGCCAAGACCTTGGCGCAATGTACGTAATTTAGCAACTGTCATACCAGCAACAACTGTATTACCTGTAGCTGTGGTGTTAGTAGCCCAGTTAGCCAAACCTTTGACAGGATCAGAACCAGAGCCAGCACCTAACAAGAATGCCTTGTCAACGCCACGAGCAACACGACGAATCATACCGTCACGGATGATTGGCATAAGAGCCAATAATGCGTCTTCTTCTTCTTCGTATGCAGTATACTCGTTTGTGGCAAGTTTATAAGCATTCAAAGTAATTTCTTTGATAGCGTGTGTAGCATTTCCACCAGCAGAAGCACCCGCTGCACCAAGGGTAGCAGGAACGGCACCAAATTCAGCGTTAGTAACCCAAGTAGCAGTACCTGCTTCTGGATTCACTGGAATAGTCATCACGTTGGTTTGCATAGCAATGTTGCGGAACACAGGAGCCACAACTAAACGACGACGAACTTCAGCTTCTAAATTCAAAGAAACTTCTAATTCCCAGGTAGCAGAAGGAACGTGAGCACCATACTTTTCAGCATAAGCACGACCAGTACGTGTACCATCAACAGACTTACCAGCCATTTTAGCCAATAAAACTGCTTTTTCTTTATCAGCATAAGACATTGCGCCAGACTGATTGTCTGTGAAAGTCATACGTGATTTTTGGATAGCTTCTAATTCAGAAGCTTTTTCTTTCAGTGCAGCTTCTAAACCAGTTAAAACTGATTTGCTCTGCTCTGTTTGAGCTTCCAAACGTTTTTCAACTTCAGCTAATAAGCGCTCAGCACCTGTTTCGCCAGTTGAGATTTGTGCAGCAACAGCTGCTTTAACTTTAGCATCGAAGTCAGCGTTAGCTTTAGCGGCTGCAGCTTGTTCAGCAACAGCTTTAGTTTGAGCTTCGATAACAGCCTTAGCTGTAGATTCTGCGGCTTTAGTTGCAGCATCTGCTAGCATTTGTTCTAATTGTTTTGGATCCATGATGTTCCATTCCTTTATGATTTCGCTTTTTGCTTCCGTTGAGGATTCTAGCCCTTTAGCTGACTCGCTGTCGGGTGCAAATTGCAGTTTGAAAGATTTAAATTCTTCAGCATCTTCAAATGCTTTAGAAAGGCTAAATAGAGTATTTTGATTTGCTGGCACTGACACTACTGAAATTTCATGTAGTTCCAATTCTTTTACTACAAACAGCTCTGCAGCTGCATTGTATTCCGCGTCTATAATTCGGAATCCGATACTAAATGCGGTTAGTACACCGTCTTTTACAAGATTGTACACGTCTTCTGCTGCGTTTGAGATTCTGGCTTTAATCCATAGTCCCTTAGCATCAATTTTGTGTTCTACCATTCGGCCAACTGGCTCACTATGATCGTGATACGCTAAAATTACTGGATTTTTTAAGTAATTTTGTATACCCTTTTCCCAGACATTAGTTGGCACTACATCTCCTTGACGGTCCATATCATTGGTACTTGCGTATCCTGTGATATACACACTTTCTTGTGGATCTGTATCTCCTGGTAGAGCATCACTCTTTATAAAAGAACTGTTTAAATACAGGACTTTATTTTTATCTACCATAATTTTCCTTTATTGCTGAGTATCATCTGGTTTCTTACCCGGAGGTCTTCCTCCCAATGAGGGGTCAGCGGCCGAACCTGCAATATTAGCAGGGATTCTTATTTCGTCATGACCTGTCATTTCAGGATAACGTAATTCTATTCTAGCTTCGTTAGCAGTAATAATTCCTGCATTAACTAAAGTGGAGTAATATGCTGCTTGATCTTTTAATTCTGGTTGTAGTGCTGAAACAGTACTTGTAATTGCTTCTACATCATATCCGTAGTAGCGTTCAACAGCTGAAACAAATTTTCTTACAACAGGCAGTACTGTTTCTAAGTAAAATAATCGTAAGTTTGGAGAAATATTAGCGTTATTGCCACCAGCTAATAAAATAGGTGGTACACCAATAACTTGCATTAATTTTTCAGAATGTGTTTTAATAGACTCGTTAAAGTCCATTTCTCTAAAATTTGTGTCACTTACTGTGGCGGGTTTTAGTCCGCTATCTAAAATAACTGGACGTTTTCCACCTTGTTTTGAACTATATTTTTGTAGCCAGTACTGAATTGTTTTTTCTTTTGCGACTTGTGATAGTGTGTTTTCTGATGTTAATACTAATCCAAATACAGCACCGTTTTCAAAGTATTGTTCTTGGAATTGTAACATTGAGTATAGGGTAGCAATTGTTTTCTGCGAACTCTCTAATCGTGAACTACCACGATAGATTGACTGAGAGTTCAAGTCCCTAAAGTGAAACACTTCATTTTCAGGGAAAGTTACTGTACCATTGTATCTGTAACCACTAATAAATGTTTTGACGTCTGTCAAAATTTCTACATTGATTGATGGTAGGTGGTACATGAATGTACCGTCAAAATGTATAAATACATTTCCTTCTAGTATTAAGTCTGTAAAGATAGCTTGACGAAACTCTTGAATTGATTGATAAGGGTTTGGTCTGAAGTTTAATAAGTTGTGTAAAGTCTTTTGGCGAACACCATTAACAATACCATCATTTAACTTATCTTTAATGTCATAGTCCATTGAACTGCATGCCGATACCAACATATTAACCGAACGGTTAACAGCTTCAATCTTTTTGAAGGCTTGTTGATAAGTAATTACAGCAGTAGTACTAATCTGAGTACCCTCTGACTGTGCAATTCTACTCTGTGCTGGATTTAACTTTGTTATAATCCAGTCACGTGTATTCGATATAAAGCTCATGTTTTATCCTAAGTAAATTGGCTAAAGAATGATCCTGAGCTTGTTTTAGGAATAGGTTGACCACCGCCTGCAATCTTATCACGCTGAAGCTCGATCCATCGAACTTGCTTGGTCTCTGAACCAGTCATGGGAGTCTTACCATAAACACCGTGTAGTTGAATATGATGGCGATTACATAGGGTGTAAACTTGATCATATAACTCGCTACGGTGCGTATCGATAAATTCGTCACGAACAGCTAAGATGCCATCATCAGTAGAAATATCATAACTCATTCGGGCTGCCCAAGCGTTAACGAGAGTAGTTATAGAGTGAGTATGATGAAGTTCTAATTCAGCTTGAGTATTACAGATATAACAGTGATCTTGCTTTTCGTAAGCAGACTTGGCTCTATCTCTTATCCATTTAACTGCTATACGTTTATTGGTATTAGCGGCCATATTATTTCCTGTGGGTTTTTAAACCCAAGTATTCAATTAATAGTAATTATACTATATAAGCACAGAATTGTCAATATAAAAATTTTAGCACCCTTAAATGGTATAAGTGTACAGAGCATAGCGGACTGCATCAGCCATGTGACTATATTTATCATGCATAGGACGCTCGCGTTGTAACCCTTCACGTTGATCCCAACGATATTGATCAAACATAGCTCGTGTATGTGTACAATGAGGAGCTACTTTTAGTCTGCCTTGCTGTACTAAGGTCTGCACGTATGCAATACCAGGTAGCACATCTTTTTTGGCTTTAGTAGTTGAAATGTTATACAAGTAAGCAAGATCACTTGCAAACTGTGCAGCAGCACTATCAATAAATACTACTTCAACTCCGTGACGATCATTCAATTCCGCAAACTCTTTTGCGTGCTCAGCAGTAGTCTTCTCGGCTTTTAAGTATTCGTCTACTACCCAGAAACAGTCTGCACTATAATCATAAACAATTACACAAAATGCAGTCTCGTCTCTGTAACCTGGGTCACATCCTGCAATCGCTTCACCTTTGAGGTCTGCAGGTGGTTCACATACGTCAGTGTCTGCAAGTGAGTATATCTGACCCTCAAATGTAGTAAATGAGGCTAAATACTCTTGTTCGAACTCTGCGCGACTCATCGAACGCTTAGCTTCTGCAACATCCGATTCAGCCATACGGGTGTTTTCGGTGTAGTCTGCCTGAAGTGAGATCCACTCAGGAAAGTTAGGGTCAAAGCCGCGATTCCAAAATTGTGAAAACCAGTTGTTGCGACCGCGAGGAGTCGAGATAAAGATGGCTTTAGCTTGTGGCTTGTCGAGTGTAGGGCGTAGGGCTACATTAAAGGCAGCTTCACCACCTTCACCCAATGCAGCTTCGTCAAATATGATCAAGTCATAACTGCGACCGACCGTCGAATCTACTGTCGATAGTGATCCCATGCGAATGGTTGACCCATTTTCTAGCTCAATAATCTTGTCTTTTAAGTTATCGCGTGCAACTTCTAAATCAAAGTGTTTGATAAGTTTGCGTTGGAGTTCAAATGATATTGAAGATAAGTTATAGTTAGGTGAAATGATTAATACATTGCTACCAGGTACAAGTGTGACTAACTGACCAATAATATTGGCAATGTAAGTTTTGCCCAATCGCCTGGCGAGTGCAGCGCAGATAAAGCGGTATTTGGGATCATTAACTGCGTTTATTAGGGCAACCTGTGGACGATTGATTGTATCGTATACATCGAGCAGTTTTAGGTAATTTGTTATAGGTAGCTTAATAAACCTCTGTTGAGGGTCTATTTCTGTAATAGCATCTACATTGATATCTGGGCGACTGACTAGGAGCATTTACATTCCTTGCCAAACCACGGCTGAATATGTGCTAGTGCCATTACTAACCACATTAGTGGCATTTCTAAATGCATTCCGCCACAGTGACTAGGATTTGCGTATGATATATAAGCTAGTGCTAAGCATACTGGTGTTACGGACTTATTGAAAATATCTTTAATCATTGCTTGGTAGCCTTTGCTAATTCACGATAGCCACTGGTAGTGGGGTGTATTTTGTCGCTGCTTGGGGTAAATGGCAAGACTGTGTCGCTATACTGTTCGGCAATTTCGCGGACGTGTGATTGTATATGTGGTTTGATTGATGGTAAAATCCAAAACACTTTAGCAACACCAATCTTCTCACGTATGCGTTGCAGCTCAGCTTTAGTTCTAACTCCACTATGGTCAT